TACAGTACCCAGCACCACATCGCCGATTTCAAGCAACTGGCGATACTTAGCGTTCTCCTGCCGGAATACCTCGCGCAACATCTTGGGTTGCTCGGTGCGACCTTGATAGGCGTTCATCACGGTCTGAGGATTGACAGGCTTGCACTCGTCAATCAGTTGCTGATGTATGCGGTAGATTCGCGTGAGGGTGGTGTCGAGGTAGTCATTGAGTTCGATTGAGAGCCTGTCGCGTCCGGTGGAACGCTGCTTCTTCTCGTTCCATAATTTTGGATTCACACCACGTTTCAGTGATGTTTCAAGGAAACGGCCGTCGATGGTGATACGCATATACACCGGCGCATCACCATTTTTCAGTAGCTTCTTCCTCTTGATGAAGAAAAGAACGCTGAAAGTCGATTTTCTTTGCTGCATGTCAAATAAACATTTTAGGTTTAACTTCGGTTTACTGACAAGAGAAGAAAATCAGTGTGCAACTTTGCGAAAGTCAGACATTTGCCGGATAATCGTTGGACATGTATTCATCAAAATCAAGTCCAACGGATAGTCCAATGCGAAGTGCCTCGTTTTGCCGGATTTTGCGCCGTTGGCTAAAAATCAAAAGTCCCGAAAATCGTTGATTTTCAGGACTTTTCCGCGTTTTGCGTTTCGTTTTTGTGATCCGCCTGGGAGCAAAACTTTTATGCTTACAGGCGTTGATTTTTAGAGAGTTACGAGTTTTACTTTTTCAAAGTGTACCGATTTTGGTACCGCTTTTAGACCCTCCGGCCTTAACACGTCCTATAATGTGTGGGAACGTATTGCAAAGTTAAGCAATATATTGGACTGTACCAAATTTTCGCGCAACTATTTGGCTGTCAAAAGCTAATTTTATTTTGCGTGACCCCCTCAATCCTTGACGGGGTAGAAGATGCCTTTGAGTAACTGCGACATTCCATTTTCGGTGAACGTCGCGGTTATTTTTTCGCAGATGTAGCGTTTGCCCCGGATAAGGAACAGGGAGCGCACATCGGGGATTGTATTGGCGAGGAACTTAAAGGTAGTCTTCATCTTCGGCTCGACGGTGTGGAACACTTTGCTGCGGCGTGTGAGGCGGTTGTTGATGCGCAGGGAGAAGTGGACGTATGCGAAGTTGCTCCAATCATCGGCAATGGCTATGTCCTCGACATTAGGGTAAGGGAGGTGATTGCCGACAAAGTGATTGGCGCCATCGTACCACCCCACATATATGCGGTCGTAATATTCCGATTTCTTCTCTTTCTCACCTGCGGCGAGTGTCGAGTCGGAGATTGTTTTGAGAAAGGGGTGGTCGCTGTCGTCCTCGCTCGTTGTGTCGGTGTCCTCGTCGTAGCCGGAGAAAGAGAGGAACAGCACACGTCCATACTTTTCCTCGGTATCGTCTATCCACGCCGGAACAAACTCTATTTCCTCGCTGTCGGCATCTTCTTCGTCATTGACTATGCGCCCACCAAAGAGATTTACGGGTTGCAGACGGCAGGTATAGAGGTAATAAATCCGTATCAGCCCCGGGGAAAAGTCAATCTTCCGCTCGCGGCTAATGGTGCGTATCAGGAAGTAGGCGTCGCAGTCCTCGGCATAGAGCAGCTTGTCGATTTGGGCGTTGCGTCCACGCTGCCCTCTCCAAGTGCGATAACCGCGATTGGCGGCAAGCAGCTCCGACATCGTCTTGTAGCGCACCACACGGTTCTGCCACCCCTCGATAAACCAGTCGCAGCTGTAATACTTCCACATTTCGTGGTCGCAGTCCTTATAGACAAGGTTCTTCGCCTCGGAGTAGTCGCAGTCTTCTTCCTCGACCTTTACCTCGGTGGAGTGTTCCTCCACCACATCGGCGATGCAGACGGTCGGCTTGTCTGCAAGCACCTCGTGGGTAAAGGCAAAAGTGATGCGCTTGCCCCGGTGGTCGAAGTCGAACTCGCCCCCTAAAAACAGCTCCAACTTCTCGAAATATTCCTCGACCGTCCAGTGCGGCAGGGCGTTCGCGAAGCCCGGCATATACCACGCATGAGGGAGAGCGTTGCAGATAAGGAGGTATTTGTATTCCTCGTGTTCCTCCCATTTCGAGAAGTCGGGCGTGTAGCCTACGGCCTCGCAGATTTTCCGTGTGATGTGCAGCATGTAGGGTTGCCACGACAGCCCCGTGGTCTTCTCGCTGTTCCATTCAAAATGCCCTCTCCCCTGCGCGGCATCATCAACGACATATTCGGCGAGATTTTGGATATTGCCGGAATAGTCGTTGACCCACGGCAGGGCCACGCATCGGTCGGAGTTTGAGGCCGGGTGCCAGGCGTTGGAGGGCGTTATCTGCGAGGTCGAGGTTGTCGGGGGTGCGCCGAGGTCGAGTTCGTTTATATACACCTTGTCGAAAGTCTTGTCGAAGTTCTGCTCGGAGCGCCCCTCCAAGAATTGCGTCTTGACCTCGGCCTCGGATATTTCGGTAATGGTGATAGAGCCGAACTTGTAGAAGCCACGGTCGCGTATCTCGCAGTCGAAAATCACCTTTTGCGCCGCCACATCGGCACGGTTGATGTGGCCGAAGATTACAAGGTTCTCCGGGCAGTCTTTGAGCGGAAAGGTGATTGTCAGCGTGTAGCCGTCGCTGCCGCTGAACATACGGTTTTCGGAAACATACTCAAATGAAGTGCCCTGCTTCAAGGCCGCGAGCCTGTTGTTGACGTAGATTTGCATTATCGTTTTGATTTGGGTGATTTGTTTTTCATCAGTCGGTCGTATTCCTCCTGTGCCTTTTGTATGCCGTGATCGCCGCTGACGGTGTTCACGGTCACAAAAGGTTCGTTGAGCCGGGCATCGAGGCGGTCGAGCACGGACACAATTCTGCCGTCGCTCGCCGGGGCTTCCTGCGTGTAGGTGTTGTTCACTATGGTTTGGGGTGCTGACTGCTGCGCGGCGATAACCGCCGGTGCGGTTATTGTCCTCGACACATCGGCTGCTGTGATAGAGCCGATTGTGTTTGTACGCTGCGCATAGTCCAGAGCCTCCAACAAAGGGCGGGTCCGGGGATTGTTGACAAGTCGCTGCGAGGCGACCCATTCCCCTTTGTGAACGACACCTGCTTCCTCGTACTTGCCGCCGGGAGGTGTGAAGCCGCCCTCGGCATAGCCCTGCGCCTCCGACGCCTGTTGCTGCTTCTTGATAGTGGCTATTTGGATAGCACCTGCGGCCACGGCCATAGCCGCCGCGATAGGTGCGAGGATATAGCCGATTACAGGCACCTGCGCCGCCGAGCCGTAGGCGTTCAGGGCGTTGGTGGCAGTCTGCGCCACGGCCTGTATCACCTGCATTGCGAACTGCTTGCGCGAGGCGTCGGACTTAATCTTGGCTATCTCCTTTTCCTTGTCTTTCTCGGCTTTCTTGACCTTGTAGGAGTTGCCCTCCGCAAGCTCAATCTCGCGGTCGTACTTCTTTTCAGCCTTTGCGACTTCAAGGTCGGCCTCGGCTTGCATATACTCCGACATCTGCTGCATACCTGCGGCCATAACAGCGAACACCGATTGGGCGAGAGCGGCAAGGCGCGTGGCCCAGTTGCCGCCGTCTTCCTCGGTGGCATCAAAGAAATTCTTCCACGCCTCGTAAATGTCGAGAAGTTGGTTTGTCTGCGTCGAGCCGAACTTGCGGACGGCATCGAGCGACTTCTTGTTGTATGCCCTCTCGATACGCTCCTTTGCGTCCTCGTACTGCTTCTTGTCGAGTATTCCCTGGTCGTAGAGCGACTTCACCACATCAAGGTCGCGCTTCATCGCCACGGCCTGACGGTCGGCAGATCCCTCCGAGGGCTTTGCCGACTCCGGCAGGTATTCCCCAGCATACTTCTTCTTCAAGTCGCGCTGCGCTTGCAGATACTCCTTGTAGGAGATAAGCCCCCGGTCGTATGCTTCGAGCAACAAGTCCATTTCGAGGGCATAGCGTTGCCCGGCCTCGCGGTATTCATACTGCTTGCGCCATTCGGCCACACGCTGGGCGAGCAATTTCTGACGGCGCAGTTGCTCCGCAGCCTCGGCCTGTTCAATCTGCACCTTGTAGCCGTGCCATTCCTCCGAAGCCTCGTTATAGGCGGCTTGCATCTGTTTGAGGTACTTGATGCGGATATCGAAAAGCCGCTGCTGCAAGGCTTCCTCCTTTTGGTACAGCTCACTGCCGGGCGTGTAAAAATCCATTTGCGCGTCCGTTTCCTCGGTCTGCTGCATACGCTTCGCCTCGTCGACTTTGAGGGCTGCATTGCGTTTTAGCCAAGCGGCCTGCATTTCCTCTTTCTTTTTGAGCAGTTCCTGATAGTCCTCGTCCTCGGTGAGGTTGAAGCGTTTATAGACAGCCTCGCGGTCTTCGTAATACTTGACTTCGAGATTGTATTTGTCGAGAAGGAATTGCGACCACGGCTTCAACCCTGCGGAATAGTCGGAGATATTCTGCGCAGCAGCCGCCTCCCAGTCGCCCTTGGTGTCGTTGAGGGCATCGCGGAAGTCCTTACGGGCCTTGACCTGCGCCCTGCGCTCTGCTGCTTCCCTCGCCTTTCGGTCTTTCTCCGACTCGTAGGGTGTGAAGTCGTCGAGGTTGAAGTCGGGATTACCGCCCACAACCTCCGGCGTCGGGCTTTCGAGCACCGACAGCCGGGCGCGTGCCTCGTCGAGGAAGTCGCGCAGCTCCGCTGCCGACACATCGCGCACCGTGGGGTTTGGCTCGTTCAGTCCGAGAATTATGCGCCCTCCGCGGTTGGCATCGACATTCGCCTCGTTGTCACGGATAAAGCGGCGCAGTTCCGCCTCGGTATATGTGGCGAGCGGATTGCCGTTGCGCTCTATATCCTTGATTTCCTCCATAGTGACATTATACTCGGTCTGCCCGGCTATCATTTCATTCACGATGTTCACCGGGTGCGTCGCCATACCTTTCTGCTGCCAGGTGTTGCCCTTGATTGCTTGCAGCTCGTTCACAAGGTCTTGCGAGAGTGTGCCCGTGGTCTGCAACTGATACACCACCTGATTTGTGATGCGGACGGCGTCGCGCAGGGATTTGCCCTCGTCGATAAGCGACTCCTGCAACTTCTTCGCCCATTCCTTGAAAGAGTCGCGGTAAGTTTCGTCGGCGGTTTCACGGGCAACCTGTATCGACCGCTCCCGGGCGGCGATACGGGCAGCGGCGGCGAGGCGTTTGTACGCCTCGGCAAGGTTGGTGATTTCTCCGCGCTCGTCGATAAGCCCTTTGAGATATTTGCCGTACTGCTTGATGATTTCGTCCTTGACCTCCTTGTATGCCTTTGTGCCTTTCTTTGCCGCTTCGAGCCGCCCCATGAGCGTGTCTATGGTCTTCATTTCCTTGTGCAGCTCCTCCGAGAAATTGGCGGCGGTGTTCCTGGCCTCGCGCATCTTCTTTGTATATTCCGAAGTGCGGTCGCAGAGCGCCTTGATTGCGATTGCGACAGCGGCGAGCACCGAAAGGATCAGCCCGAAAGGGTTGGCCTTTACCACGGTGTTGAGTATGCGCATGGCGTGTGTGGCCGCGCCGACGCCCTGCGTGAAAGCGATAACGGCGATGCGCCCGAGGATAATTGCCGTGCGGTATGCCACCATAGCGGCCTTGCCGATGCCGACAACGGCGTTCCACGCCACGGTGGCCGTCTTGACAAGCACAATCCACCCGTAATAGGCTGCGATGACGGTAACGACATTGGCGATAGCCTTGCGGTGTGCGATGATGAACGACACAAGGGTATTGAGCACACGGAGGAACACCGACGATGAAGTATATATGTGCTTCATCAGCGGATAGAGCTTTTCTCCGAGTTCGATTGCAAGCTCCGACACGCGCTTACGCGCCTTGTCGATAGATGCTTGCACGGTGTTGTTGAAAATGGCATACTCGTTGGAGGCCGATGTGCCCTCGCGGAACGCTTCGGCAGCCTCGCCCATTTGCCAACGGAGGAAGTCGAGGTGGGAGGAAAGGTTGGAGAGCACCGACGACACACGGGCGCCGTCGAGTCCGAGGTCTTGGAACAGCGGCGACAGGACGGCCAGTGCCTTGTCCTCGCCCAGTTTGCCGAGGGCTTCGAGGAACATCATCACGCCCTGCGTGGTGCTTTTATTGAGCGTTTCAATAAAAGTGTTCGTTTCCAGCCCTACCTTTTTCGCCATTTCGGCAGGTTTCTTGAACAGCTCCATAATGGTACGCTGCAATGCCGTGGCCGACATTTCCACCTTTTGGCCGTGCGCGTCGAGCGTAGCGGCAAAAGCCATAATCTCGGGGATAGTCATTTTGGCGGTCGCGCCGATACCGGCCATACGCTGCGCGAACTCCACGATAAAAGGCTTGGCTGCGGTGCAGTTCTGCGAAAGGTGGTTGACCGTCGAACCGATTTTGAGCATCGAGTCACGCACACCATACATCTGCTCCATACCGAAGATGTTAGACAGCTTTGCAATGGTCTGCGTGGCCCCCTCTCCGAGGTCGACGAGCGCCACGTTGATAATCGACGCGGCCTCGACATACTCGCGGACGGAGGCGACAGTATTGTAGCCGAGTCGTCCGCCCTCCTGGGCGAGCAGGTTCAGCTGCTCACGGGCAAGACGGGTGTCCATGCCCTTGAAGATCTCGTTGAGTTCTTCAACCTCGGCGGCGGTCATACGAGTGTACTTGATGGTGTTAGCCATAGTTTCCTCGATGTCCGAATACGATTGCACCGCCTTGCGTCCGGCCATAATAAGCCCCGTGACGGCGGCGGCAACGGCCATTATGGCTGTCTGCGCCGAGTTGAGCCACCCGTTGAAGCGTTGCCAAAGGGTCTTTTGTGTGGCGAGAGTTGCGTTTACCTTTTGGAGTTCCGCTTTGAGCATACGGATTTTAGCGACGTGCGCGTCCCAAGCGGCGGTGCCTCGCTGCAATCCGTTGAGTTGCTGTTGGAGTTGGCGCAGGGCTGTGTTGAGCTGCTTTGGCGTTGCCTTGTTGAGCCGCAGAAGCACCCGCTCGGCAGTCGAGGCGGTGCCTTTCAACTGCTCCATAGCCTTACGGGTGGAGTTCAGCTCGCGCTGCAACTTCTTCATCGTGGCCTTGTCTCCTGCGACGGCTGCTTTCGCTATCCCGTTTTCCAGACGCTTTGCGTCCTTTTCGAGTTGGGATAGCATCTTTTGAGCCTGTTTGCCGTTGACGGTGAGTATTACGTTGGCGGAGGTGGAATAATTTGCCATTTGAAAACTGAAATTGGGAGTTGTACCTGCAAATTTCAGCCGTCTTTATCGAGGGCGAAAAGACGGTAAAAGGCTTATATTCCGCTGAAAAAGGGAGAGGTGTCGGAGTAGGAACGCCCTCTGACGGAAGGGTGCCGGGAGGGAAAATCCCGGCTTGCACTCTCAATGGGCGGCGTTGCCGGTCGGGCCCCGTTGAGAGTGGCTTAAAGAGTTGACTTTTAGGCAACTCGACCGCAATTTCAGGGGTCACGCTGCAAACTTTTTCCAGTTTGTAGTGGGTTGAAATTGCTAACGAGCGAAGAATGAGCGAGTTGGGGGTTACGGGGGCTTGCCCCCGTAGTGGCTTTGCACACCCCCCACCGCCCTGCCGCTTCTTTTCGGCTCGCCCTTGCCGCTCCGTGCGGAATATGCAGAGCCGCCCCCACGGATTGAGGGCATCGGGCGGTCAATGGCTTGCGTGTGTGTCAAAATCCGCAGGGTGGATTTTGATGCACTCGCAAGCGACCGCTCTCCCTCGGCGCGGATTTATCAAGGCGAGGGGTTGAATGACGGCGATGTGCGGTGAGGACGATGCGGCGCGACACGGCGGTGCAGGGTCAAAGGAGCGGAGGGAACTCGGCGTGGTCAGTCGAAGTAGCCGCGCTCCCCCCGACGCAGGAGAACACTTTTCGACGCGGCGCAGGGCACCGAGCACGGGGCGATATGTGTGTGGGGGTGGCGTGGCGTTCACCTCGACCGACAAAACGCGGAGCGAGTGTAGAGGTTGACACTGGGCCATAGTGGAGTCTGTGCATCGGCTGTCCGCACATCGGGGCCTGGGGTGGGGTCGCGTCGCAGACGCTTGATGAAATGGTGGCCGTGGGGTGGCAGATGCAGGGGGAGGCTTCCTCTTCGGGGTGGGTGGAGCGTGGCGTTTGTGCGGCTGCTGCGCCGGGCGGAGTTCGGAGAGCCACGGCTCGGCATCGGCGGCTCGGAACAGCAAGGGGTGGTTGCCGGTCAATGCGTGACGCAGACGCGCACGCCACCGCGAGGCAAGGAGCGGTGGCGTGAGGGAAGCGGCGGCGTTTCGGATTGAGAAGTTTGCCGTGGCCGTCGCAGATCCGCAACTCCCGACAACCGACGGCTCTGCCGGAGGTGTCGGGGCAAAGTTGCGGTCAAGAGGGAGGCGGCAATCTTCGTGCCGGCAACCGCCCCGGTCGCTATTCATAAGCGTAACTTGTGGAGCCTATGAACAGCGATGCTCGGAGTTGACGATGTCGTGGGCTGTGGCTTGGAGAATGGAGAACGTGCGGTGCGATGCGATGCCGGGGCGCGCCACGCTCCGGGTGGGTCAATGATGCCTCCCCCTACTTCTGCCCCATGCGGCGTTCAATCCTCTCTGCCCTGCAAGGGCGTTGCACCGTGTGTCCGTCAGTCCGCTTTGGGTGGGGAGGAAGGTGGCGTGGCGGCTGCTGTGCCAATGAGGGAGGGAGCGCGGCGGATAGACCTTCGGGAAGCCGGAAAACAAGCAAGGTGGCGGACGGTTGTAGCGAGCATCGCCACAGCCGAGAAAGTTTTTGAAAGGAGGTGCGGACATCGCGCACGCCACCGTGAGTTTAGGAGCGGTGGCGTGATGGAAGCGAGGTCAAGCCGGAGAGATAAATCTTTCGTTCCGCCAACCGCAGCGGTCGCAGTTTACAGGGAGGTACGACCCGTGAACTGCGATGTTCGGGCTTTCAAAGGTCAGATACGCAAGCGAGTGAGTGAAGCCGGTTCATAAGCAGCCGCCGCGCCACCTGACGGGTCGGGGTCAATAAGGACGGACACGATAAACAAAACGAGCCACCCTCACGGGCAACTCGCTTGCTATCTATGAAAAAACTTACTCTTGGGGTATGGGGATTAGCGTTTTCGGAGGAAAAGCCATATAAGGACGGCTGCGGCCAGGAGGGCTGCTACGGATATTATCGTGCCGTCGGGCGGATTGTATAGGCGTGTGGTGGCGGTGTGCTCGGTTGATGCCTCAACTGCCGCTTGCCGATACCTCACCGTATCGAGGCTGTTGTAGGCTTCAACGCTATCCCGATGCTCACGCCGCCGGTCTATCACACGTCCTTTTATGGCTTTGAGCCGGATAATCTCGGGCGCCTCGGCGTATTGACCGGGTCGCTCGATTTCGAGTTTCAGGGTGTCGAAGCTAAAATCGAAATGTCTTATGGCGGAGTCTATCACCGCTGTTGTGCGGTGATGCTCACTGTGGGCGAGCGAGTCGGTGGCGAGCGATTTATCAGTGACGATGTTTTTGTTGGTCTTGCAGCCGCAAAGTATGAGGATTGGGAACAGGTAAATGGGAATTGACCGCAGCCAATCAATCCTCAATCTCCAATTACCGTTTGCCTTTATAGTGCGCATAGGTCGGTGTCGTTTTTTACGATGAATGAGGGGCAAGCCTTGTTTGCGAACTCGTTGTGTCCGTGGAGGGTGGCCGAGGGATAGCGGCTTTTCAGCTCTTTGCAGAGCCTGATTATGGCGGCACGTTGCGCAGGGGTGCGTGTGTCCTTGCCTTGGTTGGCCCAGTTCTTGACGGTGCGCGGAGGGCAACCGCCGCAGTAGCACACTCCGATTGAGTGGGAGTTTTGGCCTGTGGTGTGCGCTCCGATTTTGGCCTCGTCGCGCCCTTTGTGGATTTTGCCGTCGCGTGTGATGTACCAGTGATAGCCGATGTCGGTAAATCCACGGGCGAGGTGCATCTGCCGGATTTGGTCGACGGTATAATCCTCACCCTCGGGGGTGGCCGAGCAATGGAGGATTATCTTGTCGATGCGGCGAGGGTTCGGTGATGAGCCGATGCCGAGCGCAGCCCACGTCTTGGGGCCGACGATGCCGTCGACGGCGAGGTTACGGGTGCGTTGGAAGTCGCGGACGGCTTCGTCGGTAATTGGGCCGAAGATGCCGTCGGCAATAAGGTTGAGAGCGTGTTGGAGGGTGGCGACGTCGCCCCCTCTGCTGCCTTTACGGATTGTCTGCATTTTGGGTTGATGTGTTATGAGTTGATGATTGTGATGAGTTTTCGTGGTGGCGGCTACTGCCGTATTCATAATGGTATTTTAATCCGAACACCGCCCCTGCGAAAGTGAGGATTTCACCGAAAGCGATAAGGACTGAATTGTGGATTTCGCCGGGCGGTGGCACGACAAATCCGGCGATGAGCAGACCGCAACCTACGACAATCAGAAAGACTGCCGCAAGGAGCTGAATGGTCGGGCGATGTTTGCGAATTTCCATTGTAAAATGTTGTGTATGTGGAGAATTATTACTAAATTTGCGGTGAGTCAAAATCGGCTTTGCCGACCGCGCACCGGCTTTCAGCCGACTTGCGCTTTTTGCTCACTCGCGATTATGCGCAAGCGCATAATTGTCGTATCAAGATACGTTAAACCAAACTAATTAACCCGGACACCTCTACCTGTAAGTGAAGCCAAGCTAAAAGAACTGTGATACCTATGTCCGTATGCGAGATAGCACTCCGTTTGGGCTATCATTGCGGTGCATTTGCGATAGCACCCCCGCAGGTTTCGGCCTCGGGCTATCGGGAAGCGGTATAAAACAGATAGCATCACCCTTGCGGCTCTGCCGTGAGGGCTATCTTTTTTATGGAGGCATTTGCCTCCGAGGATTGGGAAATGGGGATTGGGAATTGAGGTGTCAATTATCAATCCGCAATTACCTGTCGGCATTACTTTCCGAAAGTCCATTGTTTGGTGTTGGGGTTGTAGATTATCGAGAACTCGGCGAGTGAGCTTGCGAGGTTGGCGGTGGTGATGAGGGAGCGCCCCGGGAGCATCTTCTTTGCGAGGCCGACGGCGAAACGCAGTCGGATCATGCGGTGCTTCTTCGGGTTCTTGGGGTCAAGCAGTGAGATTGTCGAGCGGCCCCAGCCGATAGAGGGGGTGCCGTCGCGGCGTGTATGGACGGAGACGAGGGCATCGGGCGAGGTCGAGTAACCTATGGCAACGGTTGTTTGCTCGGTCTTGGGGTTGGTGGAGAAAGAGAGCGTCGAGCCGGAGATTTTTACGGAGTGGACGGAGCCGTAGAGGTTCCACCCCTTGCGTTTGTCGCAGTATTTCTTGGTGGCGCCTCCGGCCTCGATTACGAGTTTGTCGCCCCATTGGTTGCGCTTGCGCGTGTGCCGGAACAGGTAAGGCACATATCCGTCGGCGATGAGCTGCCGCGCACCGTAAATTCTCAACGTGCCGTTAACGACGGTCACGGAGATTTGGGCGGTGTTGTACAGCCCTTTGGTGCCGTCGGTCATACCGAGTTTAGCCTGAATTTTTTCGAGCAGGGGCAGTATTTCGGCGATGCGGTTACGGGCGTTGTTGAGGTCTACGACCTGCTGTGCACGCATCGCCCCGGCACGCTCGGTGGTGGCCTGTTTGATGAAAAGGTTGTTTGAGGCGGTAGCGATAGAGCCGTTGCCGAGGTCAACGGCCTTGATGTTTGCAAGGATATTGTTGCGGTCGGCAGCACCTTGCTCAATTGAGCACACCGCTTGCCCTGCGGCCTTGAAGCCGTTGAGCAGGGTTTGAATAGCGGTGACGGTGTCGGACGTACCGGCAGTGGCGAGCAGGTCGGCGATGCGCTGCAAGATAGCACCGAGCGACTCCGGGGAAACGGAGTCCTTGGATTGCAGCTTTCGGAAGTCCGAGATAATCTGCGTGAGTGATTTAACGTCGATAGCCATACGATTGTGGTAATGTTTACCGCAAAAGTATGGCTATCGGTTGGGCGGTGAAAAGACAGGAAAATTCGTGTAAATCCGCTGTGGTTGAGAAAATTTAGTTAACTTTGCGTATGGCAAACCCAATCAATATATATGTCAGCGTTTCCAAAAGTTTGTTATTGACTTTGGGATTTGTTGTGTTTGCCCTTATGGTATATGTGACACTTAAAAATGCCAGTATCGCTAAAATTATTATAGGCGGAATATGTGAATTGGTATCTATTATAGGTTTCGGATTTTCTCTATATGTACTTTGGTGGGCTTTGAAGAAAAGGCCGGTAATTAGAATTTATAATGACAGAGTAGAGAATTACACGCTATTCACCGGGTGGCAGACTATTTATTTTTGTGATGTGGAGATATTCACGGTAATAAAGGTATCAGGAGTTCAAATTATTCAAGCGCATTTCTTGAATAATTTGTTTCAAGCCGATAAATCACTGAATACAGGTCTTATAGGCAACAAGAATAAAGTTTGTGATTTACTCAATGAAAAACTGAATGATTATGAAGCCGTTGAATAAAAAATATTTTTGGCTTATTTGGGGAGTGTGCTTATGCTGTTTTATTTTTTTAAGCACAACTAATCATGGGCGCGGTGAAGCAGGAGGACGTCTTATGCTATTCAGTCAATTGTTCCTAATTGGAGTCACCGCTTTATGCACTTCTTATAGTACACGAACAGCATACAAAAACCTTATAGTCGCAGTTGTTCTTAATGCCTTACTATTCTTTTGTTTATTCGGGAGTAATGGAGAAGGGAATAGTTTGCTTTTGCTATTTTTGATTGTATTTATAAATGTTTGCTATGGTACTGGTTTATTAGTGTATCTACTAATAATGAAATCAGGACGTAGTTAGGTTCAGGTCACGAAGCGACGGGAAATGTTGCGAGTTAGGGCGTTGCTGACGGTGTCGGCAAGGTCGCGTCCGAGGTTATCGGCGTAGAAGTCGCGTATGTTCATCACGGAGGCATAGTATTTGCGGCTGAACCAACGGCGGCGTTTACGGGCGTTGTCACGTCCGAGATCGCCGGGGTTGCCGCGTGGCGTGTTTGAGCCGGTGGCGTAGTCGACGAACAGGCCGTACAGGTTAAATGATTGTTCGAGTGTGATAGATGTATATTTGCCGTCGGCGTTCATACGCACGGCAAGCGTCGAGCGGTAAAGTGCGCCGGTGTCTATGACCCCGAGCAGCGCAATTTGCTCGCGCCAAATCCGCACCATAGTCGCATTGAACGCTTTTACATAGCGTTCACGCGCCTTTTGTGCGGATTGGGAATTTGAAATTGGGGATTGGGAATTGGGCATAAATGATTATCTTTGCGCAAAGATTGAGAATATGGCAGTTATAACTTTTGAAGACCTCGATGCTTGGCGAGAGAGTATGAAGCTCGTCAAGGACGTTTACGCACTCACAAAGAAATTTCCACAGGAGGAACGATTTGGCTTGACAAGTCAGGTGCAAAGGGCGGTTGTTTCTATTCCGTCGAACATCGCAGAGGGGCATGGAAGATATTCTAAATCTGAATTTGCAAATTTTGTGTCTATCTCACACGGCTCACTAAATGAAGTGCGGACACAAATACGTATTGCTCAAATGCTTGGCTACATTTCCGATAATGAGGCAAATGACATCATAGCCAAATGCACTACTATTGGAAAAATCCTCGGCGGATTGATGAAATCACTTAAACAATAGGTATTCGACGGGTTTCTAATCCCCGGTCACCCATTCCTCTTTACAATAGCGTAGATCTGTAAAACAGTCTACCGCTATTGTAAAGTATGCGCCGGCGGCGCCGGAGAAGAAGTATCGGTCTATCTCGTTGAACGATATTCGGGGGTCGAGGTAGATGCAGTTCTGCTCCAAACGGACTTTTTCGAGTATAAGGCGCGTGGCGAATTGGCGGAACAGCTCGCGCATGGTTGCCATACATTCGGCTCGCGCCTCCATATCTTCGGCGGCGTGTCGCATGGCGAAGAATACGGTCTTGATGCGTCGGGTGCGAGGCGTGTTGTTGAGGTCGGTGTAGCCGTCGGCTACGTCCGACACGCAGACAAATGCAGCGGTGTTCTGCATTTGCGCGACGGCTTCCTCGAAGCCCTCCAAACCGCTGACGCGGCAGAAGGTGAAGCCTTCGGCCAGAGCGAGGCGGTTGGTGGTGGTGAGCTTTTCAAAGAAAGCAGCCGCGTTCCACGTTCCTTTGAGTTGGGCTGTCATTTCTTGTTGAGTTGGGAGTTGAGCTGTTTGTACTCACGGGCTTGCGCATTGAGTTCGGTAAGTGCGCGGTGGGTATCGAGTGCGAGGACTTCGGCCTCTTTTGTGACATCGCCTTTGGTGAGGGCACGGATTTGTGCGTTCACGGCATCTTCGATGCGGGAACGGGAAATTGGGGATTGGGAATTGGCAAGCAGGTTTCCGTCGTCCGTTTCCGGGTTTCCAGAAAAGAAGTCGGGGTATCGGCTTGCGAGCGAGGATTTGAGCGATGCGACCCAGTAGAAAATGGCGATGCGCTCGTCGGGGGCGAGCGGTGTCTTGATGCCGGGATATACCACGGAGGCGATTTCGTCGAGCAGCGTATCGTCCTGTGTTTGGAGATAGCCTTGGTAGAGGTTATCGACGATGATGTATTGCTCAAAAGGCACCTCGTCGAAGTCAGCAGCGATGCCGGGGCGGTGTTTGAGTTTTACGGGGCGAATAGGAGAAGTCGGGAGCGAGCCGAGCCAATCGAGGTTCGGGAGCAGTTCGGCGAGTGTAAGCGGCGTAACCTCGAAAAGGACGCGTCCTTTGCGGAGCAGGTAGCCGTCGGTGTTTTGCTTGCCTATAACTTTGGTGCCCGTCCAATGGAGCAAGCAAAGGGTCTTCACCTCGTCGGAGGTGAAATTTTGAGCGAGCAGTTGATAAACATAGCGTAGCTGTTTATCGGAGAGTTCGTGCCACCCCTGTGGCACGATGAAATTTATTGAGATTGTCTGCATAGAGAAAGGGCTTTAACGCACTGCGAAAGTACGGTAAAGCCCTCTATGCGGAAAAGACAGGAGTCTTACTGATGCTTTATGAACGTAAATGGAGAAAAGAAATCAAAGTTTGGCGCAATATGAAGTTTTGAATTATTGAAATCAAAAATCATATTGAACCTTTTGAGTATATCGTATCCTATTATACCGTCAAATACATTTGTATAAGCTGAATTGGAAGAATTTACGTCCATTTGGCAAGGGAGTAAAGGCAGTGCTTCACCTGCAAAAAAAGTACGTGGAACCGTAACAAGACGTGTTTCACCAGAAACACCGGCTCCGTCCGTAGAAGCCGCGTTGCCAAATTCTTTCAGTTTGTTGGATAAACCGTTACGCTCACTAAATTTTGAGGAAAAATTGACCGTACCGCCAAATCCCGTGTCTAACATAAATATGCCGGAATAAGTGCATGTATCAGACTTTATAGACATATCCGTACCCAACACGCCATTTCCTGATATTAACGGAAGTTCAACGGAGTCGGGAAAACGAAGCGGCTCTTCATAATTGCAGAATATCATCATACCTGATGACGGTAAAATTCCGAGTTTGAATTTTTTAAGTAAAGATAAGCCAATAATGCCGTCGTATTGGGCGTTAGGGTCGGCGTCGCAATATATTTGAATAGAGTCGCATATTAAACTACCCATCATAAGTTGATTGTCATGCGGTGTTTTGTATGCGATTGTTGTACTGTATGCGTTTTCAATTGTATCGGTATCACATAGATTTAGAAGTTTGACAAGTCGCTCGCTATTTGAATTTGCGAAAACTGCCGAAGCCCCCGTGTCAAGTACAAAATTAAATGGAACGGAGTCGTTGTTAACGAATACTTCAACCTCCATTTGATTAGTAGAGGGATTTATTGTAAACGGCACAATATCCCTGCTCCAACAAGCAAGTGTTGTAAGGAGTAGTGTAAGTGTGAGTATTAGTTTGTTCATATAGCGTTGAGAATTATGAGATAATGCTGCAAAGTTAGCGATTTTCAGCGAGATAAGCAAAAAAAAGTCCTGCGGCTCGCTTGTGTGCGAGCCGCAGGGGGCGGTTCAGTCGTCGCTTGCGTGGAAGCTTATGTTGGCTACGGGTATGCTCAAAAGAAGTAGCCGGAGGCTTCTTTGCGGTTGCGGAACGTCGGGGGCGTGAACAATCGGGCGGTGTCAGAGCTGTGCCATTCGGGAAAATCGGAGGGGCGGTGGCGTATGATGTTGACTATATCGGCGAGGCGTCGGCTGTTGAACGTGCCTTTATGCAGGTAGGCGATGAGCTGCGCCTTTATTTGGCGGACTACATCGTGGCGGACGGGTGGCAGATCTCCGCGCAGGTTTTCTGCCCGGAGCGCTGACATCAGTTCGGGCGACAACCATTCCTCGGCCAACGATGCCTCCAAGTCTATGATTTGGGGGCGGAGTTCGAGGTATCGCTCCCATTTTGAGGATTGGGAATTGGAAATTGGGCATTGGTTTACAATCTCAAAAGTGGGAAAGAGGGTTGCGCCGAAAAATGCGGCTTGGTCGGAGTTGAGCCACCGGCTCGCGCCCGGCAGCTCGGGCAAGAGCGCGGCGATGCAGTCGTCGCGGTGGGTCAGCATCGAGCCGACAAGTCGGTCGACGCGCATCTTCGATGCGGCGACGAGGTTTTGTGTGCCGACGGTGGCAAAGCCGTTGGGCGTAAGCACAATGTCGAGCGAGGGAATTGCACGGCGCATTGCGTCGGCGACGACGAGCCGGGCGGTGGCTATGCGGATAGGGTTGCTATCCGTGTAGCCGCAGATTGTGTTGTAGGTCGGCTCGGAGGTGAAAGTTTCCTTGACCCACGCCTCGGCGAGGTCGAGGAACGGTGCGAGTTTGTCAAAGAGCGGCGTTTCGCCCTTGACCGAGATTAGGCTGTTGGGAATTAAGGCCGTCAGTTCCTCGTTGCTGTTGATTATCTTTGCCATTATGTTTATGAGTGATGTGTAAATACCTTACGCCTTGTCACTTGTGACTTTGACTTGTTTTGCGTCTTGGTGTTCGTCGAGGGTAGTAAGTTGGATAAAGGGCACATCGACGGTCACGCCCTGCCAGGCGTTGAATTTGATGATGATGCGGTGGACGGTAAAGAGCAGGTCGTGATATGGCTTTTGGAGGGCTTGGGCTATGGTGTACAGCTCGCGCTTGTCGGAGCCGGAGTTGTTGGTCTGCGCCTTTCCGGGCACGGAGCCGACGAGGTTTGAGTGAACGCGCATAGTAAAGCATATCATATTGATAGCCTCCTGTATGTCGGTTTCCCAATCGCCGCCCTCTTTGGTGGCGTCGATTTTGTTAATCACTACGTCGTGCTGCTCCTTTCCGTCGGGAGTGATGTAGAAGGTGGAAAACCACGCTTTGCCGGAGTTTTCCGCGCCGGTGAGAAAATCAAGAATTGATTGTTTCTCACGGACGATGCGCTCCTGTTGCTTGCGGCGGTCGGTGATGCCCTCGGCACGGAAAATCGACTCCCAATATTTGGCGGAGATTTCGATTTGGTATTTTATGGGGGCGTGGTTTTTGAGCTTCGCTTCCTTTGCTATGCCGATGAGCTGCTTGATGTTGTACCATTTGCCCCTGAACAGCGAGGCATAGTAAGGAATGGGGTAATAGGTGGAGTCAACGGTGGGTATGCGGCTCACGATAGCGAATTTGCGGTTGCGCGTCCGCTTGGCGAGTTTGTCTTGCAGATCACGCCACGGCGCGGAGGGGTCGAGCAGGTCTATGACCTCGATTTCGGAGGGCGATGCGACGCACTTACGCCAGTTGGCGTAAAGGACGGAGGGGATTTTGCCGACGGAGTCGGCAGGGGCGAAGCGGCAGTAACAGGCTTCCTTACGCAAGAGGCGCACAATCTTTGTGCCGTCCTCGTTGAGAATAAGCACGCTGACGGCGAAGCCGAAGTGCTTGAAGTCCTGACTGACTCCGAGGAAGTATGCGGCGAGGTCGTTGTCGAGAAGGAAGTCCTCGACTTCATTCTTGACCGTGGCGGAGGCGACGCAGGTATCATACCGCAAGCCTGCGCCATAGCAGACCTCGGCGTTGAAACATTGACAGGTGGCGAGTGTTTCGTCTTTCTCTATGAGGTCGAGAATATCGAAAGGCATTTGGTTGTCGCCGCCCCACGGGATATAAGAGAGTTTATCGTCTATGAGCGTTGGCACGATGTCGGTGTCCTCCCGGAACACCGACTGCGAATTGACGGTAAAGGCAGCACGGGCTTCAAGACCGGGCAGCTGCTCCACGGAGCTGAAATTGATGGGCAGTAGCCCATCGAGCTGACGGTTGAGGTCGTCGGGATAAAAAGAAAAGTCCATAACATTGAGGTTGGTTGCTCAAAGTTATGGACGATATGATGTGTGCGAAAAGACGCGGCTACAAATCAGGGGCTGACGGGGCATTATGATTTAATAAACCGTTAGCGATGCACATTCCAACAAAGCCGATGGTTTGCAAAGTGCTCGGTTTATTTTCTGTTACTTTGAAGGGTTGTACCATATTGTATTTTGGCGCTACAATAGCCGATAAGCTCGGTAATTGAGCAGATACCGTAAAGTCAACCATATTGAAATGTATTTTACCAAATAGCATCATTGTGCGCAGACCTATTCTTGCATCATACTCATCATTGTTAGATGATTTTTGTGTCTTAACTACAAATTCTAATGGTGTAACAGTATTTTCTGCAATCGTAACCGGCAGATTGGGCATATAGTAGCAATCTTCTATTATAAAACCACCGATACCGGCAGAGCGAATAGAGTCTTGCCTACCGTTTTGCTCGACATATTTTTTGTTTAAATCATAAAAAATATCACTTGCCCAGCCAAAGGCGGCATCGCCGGAGTCCAGGCACATCATCATAGGTGTGTCAAGGATTTTTCCTTTGGTAAGTAAATTCATTGTTGGCGAGAAGCACATATTTGCAATAGCATTACTTCTTACAGGTGCGACCGTGGGGATAGTAATTTGACGATTGACGAAATCAATCGTCAAGTCTTTAAGTTGAAGCATTAAATCACTGCCGACTACGATATTGAAAGCGTCGATGTATTGGTCGGCTTCGCTATTGTTTGAGGATAACGAAATTACAGTGAAAGGCACGTCGCAAACAGTTATGTTTCCTAACTTTATTTTTTTTGCAATAGCTATGTATCCCTCTTTTTCACTAATCCCCATTACGCTAACCCGAGTCTTTTCCAAAGGTATGAGATTGTATTTTTCCGCCATTTCGGGCGAAATTATATTTGTTCCAGCACCAGTATCAAATGTAATATCGGCAACACTTCCATTTATTGAACTTTCTTGTAGGTGCATCAACACAGACCCTTTATCTTTTGGCCCTACGGGAATTATAGTAAAAGGAATATAACCGATATTTTCATTATCAAATTGTATTTGATAAGGCTTATATGCAGAAAGGGCTTCATATCGGTTTGCTTGTGATATGAAATTTGAAATAGTAATGGAGTCCAAATATTGTTTGGAGGCTTCCAATACTGAACGCATAATTTCAACAGCCTTATCGTTTTGACCTGTCCTGCTCAAATCCATGCCGAACATAAATGTTGACGAAATCAAATTGTTCAAATCAAGATAGGCGGATTGGGTATTAAACAATTCCTGAAAAGCAGTTATTGACACATCAGGTCGGTTAAGACGGTTTCCAAGTAGACAACGGGAGTAGACTTCAAGGAAAGGGTGAATTGAGTCTTTGGGTGTATTTGAATATAAAGAGTCAAGGGCAAACCAATCGGACGTATTCATAGCATTGCCAATTTTTTCGTCTATTGACTGTGTATAAGCAGTCACCGAAAAAAGGCAAACAAGAATGGTGCTGAATAATTTTCGTAACATAGCCGTGATATTTGTGAATAGGGCAAATTTACGCATTTTCAGCGGAATACGCAAATGTTAAAGAAAAACATCGAGGCCGTTAATGCGGAAGATGCAGCAGTCGCGCAGACGGCGGCACTCGCCGGAGGCAAGGATTTTGACGTTGCGCCAACCTCCGTAAAAGGAATATCGCAGGGATATGACGTTGCGGAGTTCGAGGATAGAGCCGTCGCTGCGCCATACGGAGAGGTCGGCGGGGTCGCCGCTGTTTAGCATTGTTCTTGCCGTGGATATGTGGACTGCGTTCATTGTGTAATGGGATTGTGTGAGGTTATGAGAAAGGGGGTTGGAAATGGGTGTCGAATATGCCGGGAGAGTATCGGGCGTTGAATTTGGGTCGGGTGTCCTTGAAACGCCAAGTGAATTTCACGGAGTTAGGCTTGTCGTCGGTGTCGGAAAGTTCGGAGGTAAAATCGGTAATGAGGATAGGGAGCATAGCGTCAAAGTCGGTTTCGGCGAGGTTTGAGTCGGTGCCCCAGGGAATACGGACTACGGGAGAGGTAAGCATCTGCTCGACCTGCAAGCACTCGTCGGAGGTAAGAGGCGCGGACTGCACCTCGTATTCCTTTGCGGTGGTGACGTTGTAGAAGCGTGCGGATTTACCGAGGGTGGCGATAGAGCGGTCGGCCTTGATTTTGTGGGTGGTGGCGTGAGGGAGTATGAGCTGTTCCGCGACGTTGAAGCAGTTAGTGTAATGGAAAGGGAGGGTGTCGGCGAGAGCCGGGTCGACAAAGAGGGTCAGTGAACGCTCGCCGCACCGTGCGGTGACGGATAGCAGCGTGGGAGGTGTGGAGGCTTTGGTTGCGGCCTGTATCTTTGCGCGAACATCGGCGAGCAAGACGAACTCGCGGTTTATGCCGTCGCCGTGCTGTATCAAACCGTTGCCGGAGAGGACGTAGCGGTAGGTGGCGGTGTTGCCGTCGGTGTCGAGGTATGTAGCGTAGATGAAGAAAGCGATGCCCTCGCGGTCGGTGGCGAACCATTGCAGCTCGAAGAAGGTGTCGGGGGCGATTCGCCGGAAAGCGGAGAGGGTGAGGAAGTTTTCGAGGAGCCATTGCGAGGGGTCGTAGAGTCCGAGTGCGCGGTCGCAGTAGATGACACGGAAGGAGTGAGAGGCGGCGGATCCGTCGGGTGCCGATGCCTCGATGATAAATTCGGAGAAATTGAGGTCGGGGTTTCCGGCCATATATTGCTCGATGAGGGAAGCGATGTCGGCGACGGTGGCCGAGCCGTTATAAGTGTAGTACCGCTCGTCGAGCAGCACCATTCCGCCCGAGGTGAGGCGGAAGTCGACGAAGTCTTGGTCGGTGAAGATGCTGACGTCGGGGAGGTCGGCGGAGAGCATCACCGTGGGGGTGTAGAAGCCTATCCGTATCATAGGGGCAAAGTTAAGGAGGGTGGCGGCGAGGCGAAAAGACAGTCAGCGGCTGCTTCGGGAGGAAGCAACCGCTGTGTGGCAGGGGTTAAAGTGTCGTTATCGAATTTGTCTTGTCAATCTTGCAGAGGCGCAGGGTGTAGGGCTGACCTCCGAAGTCGCTTTGCACTTTTATAAAGTCTTCGCCGTCGCGCCAGCAGTAGAAAAGGGCGAGCCGCAGGGCATCGGTATCGGAGTCGGCGTAGAAGCGCCATGAGCCTTGTCGTGTGAAGCATTTGTATTCGTACATCGTCGTGAGTTTTTAAGGTTGGACTTCAAGGGGAGAGAGAAAGAGAGAGGCATTACGCCTCTCTCGCGGCCTCGAAAGCGAGGCGGTCGTAGATGTTTTGGGAGATAACGGCACCGTACCGGGCTTTGAGCAGGTGCATATATCTTATTGCGCTTTGGGCTGTCTTGCAGCCGCACCCTACATTATCTTTTGGAGCCACGCCCTTGAAGTAGACGTACCAGCGGTTGAACTTGCGCTGCGCCACGATGAGCTTTGGGGTGAGGGTCGGCTTGGTATCGACGACGGGGGCCTGGGTCTGCTTCTTCGCACGGGTCGAAGTGGTTTTAGCCTTTTTGTTTTCTGCGGTTTTGGAGGTTTTCTTTGCCATGATTTTGAAGTGTTTTGGGGTTTGAGAAGTGAGCCGAGGCTCTTAATTTTTACGAACAATCAAAAGTGCGGTCGTAATGAGCTGCCAAAAGCAAGGGTGATTACGCTCTTGCAGGAGCTTGCTCCGAAAGAGGGGGGAACGTGGAGCGCACACCTGCCCTTGCGCCAGTGAATGACCGTACTAACTTTGTGACGGAAAAATAAGCCCACGGCTCACTCCCCCGGACATCTTCAAGGCAAAGGAGGCCGACCGCAGGGAACAATGGCAGAACCGCTCCGTGCGCAGAGGCGGCTCGTGCCCCACGGTCGGCGAAGCCTGACACGCGCACGGGCTCGGCGGGGGCGGCAAGTTTGGCGTTGGGGAGTTCAAGGGTTAGTGGCGAGAGATAATGTGGGGTGGTTGGAGGTCAGCGCGCGATGAGATATTTGCATCTGCGCCCGTGTGGGGTGCGTGTTCCAAAACGGTATGACCGCCCGGTGGCGAGGCTGTGGGGGTGGCGCACCGGGCTGCGGCCCCCTCTCCCCTTGCAGTCCAACCTCTCGCGGCGTATGGGGCAAATGGTTCACGGTCAAGGCGCGGTGCTTGTCGGCTCCGATAGCGATGCGGTGCGGTATTCCGTTGGTGGCGGTCGGCGTGGCGGCGAGGGCTATGGGCGAAGGTTAGAGGTTAGGGTTTAGAGTTGCCCGGCGGTGGCCGGATTGTATTATGCTGCGGAGGGGGCGAAAGAGCAAAGTGAGAGTTGACCCGTGGGGTCAACCCTCTATCCTTGGGGAGGTGGAGATTAGTATTCGCAGAAGCCTTGTACCATAGTGTAGTCTGCGTCGGGCACCTGGGCTGCTGCCTTTTCCTGTGCCTCGTCGGCTGTCCGGGCAATTACATATACTATTTCGCTTTCGCCGTCGAAGGTGATAACTTCTACTTGATATTCTTTGAGGCGGCGGTTTGTATCGAGGGAGATGCAGCTAACGTATGTCATGGTTTTGAAGTTTTTGAGGGTTATTACTGTGCGCCGGGGCGCGTTTGATTTTTACGCCGCAATCAGGGAACGGTTGAGCCAGTCGGCACGACGGTAGCCAACAAGGGTTCGGGGCAAAGGGCTTGCCCCCTGTGGAATACTCTTTTTTATGCTTGCCTGAAAAAAGGAAGATTTTTGCCCTGAACGTGTCTTGCCCTTGTCAGCGTAGGCGACCCGTTCTAACTTTGCGAAGTGAAATATCAACCGTGCTTCCGTGCGTGTTTACAAGTATGACTCCCTCAAACAACTGCCTCGCAAAACTATGATATATGTTAGCCTCCCCCGGTGCGAGCCGCTGCATCACACCAATCTATGCCGTGAAGTTATCCCCGACGGCCAAAGCTCTCCTTATTCTTATTACCCGAACTGCCGATGATGCGCCATAGAATTGCAGCCCTGTGTCCTGTGCAGCCGGAACACCGCTGTAAGGCTCTTGCGAATACTCCACACTCCCGAAGATAGAGGCCGTAATGAACGGTCGCAGTCCTTATCTTTGCGAAGCGCCCCCGGAGTGATACCGCTCTCCCTCGGTGGTGGCCGAGGGGCACGGAAAAGCAGCGGACTCCGGCTCTATCATCAGGATAGATCCGAAGTCCGTTGTCTATGTTAGCGATATACGCCCTCAACGGGTCGAGATTACAAGCTCGACGGCTTGCCGCATTAGCGCGACGGCGCGGTGGCGCCGGAACACATTAAGAAAATCCCCGACATCGCTGCCGAGGATAATCTATGTTTATTTCATTATAGCCGATGAAGCACTCGATTGCTCTCCGACTTCGTTGCCTTGCTGAACTTTCTTACCATAATTGAAAGTGTATGTTACTGACAAATTCAAACGGCGGTGATAGTAGTTTCCTCCTTGCAGTTTGGTTTCGGAGTAAAGCGGTGTGTTAATGGTTTGTGTTGCTCCAAGCCAGTCGCTGCGGAAAAGATTTATTGCGGTAAGTCTTATGTTCCACCCCGATTTACTCCACCCTGCAAGCAGTTGGTAGAAGTCACGGTCTTTATAATAGGCAGCGCGGTTGCCTTGAATTGTACGGCTGGGCGTTTGATAGGAAGCCTGAAAATAGAAGTTATTCAGGTAATATGTTGCCGAGGCATTAAAGGCAAACGGATATTTCGACAAGTCATAGTACCCTGTAAGGCGGTATAATGTTATCGAAGGTTGCGCGGCAAGTTGCAATTTGTTGTTAAGCAGTTTATAGTTAAACGACAGTCCGAATGATGTACGGTGATACTTGCCGTCGGATATAAAACTTTTCAGCAGTGCCTGTCCGTCTTGATAAGGTGAATACACCGGCACATACAGGTCATACTCGCCGAAATATTGTGCATAAACCGCAGCAGAAAAATTATTGCGCGGCATCCAGTTGTACTGAAAATTGAAATTAACTTGGCGAGATAATTTCAAGTCGGGGTTGCCTGTCTGGTACATCAGCTCGTTAACCTGCAAAATATTTGGTGACTTCTCACTTGCTCCGGGATAATTAGCTCCCAAGTGAAAGAACGCACGTAGCGAATGGCGGTTTGAGGGTGAAAAAGCCGCAGATACATTCACAACAGGATAAACCTCGCTGACTGATGAGGAATTGATTTGGTTGCGCTCCCATTGTAATGCGACATCGGCATTTACGTTCCACGGACGATTGGAAAAGTTATAACCGACGGTTGCTCCGGCGTAGGTGTCGGAAAAATCATTATCATACGGAGTTGAGCCATAATAGGCGACATCGTTACGGGTTGAACCTCCCGAGGCCCTTAAAAATACATTTTGTTTCTGCGACAAAATTTTGTACAGCGTAGCTGTTCCTCGAACTTGCCAAGCATTTTCTTTTGAAATATTCTCAATCACATCATCATCGGGAAGCGATGAACGATAGGTGTAGTCGTAGTTTGTATGAGAATAATTCGCAGAGGGGTTTATGTTCAAGTGAAAGTTGCGAGGAAGAATAAAGTAGTAGCTTCCTTGCCAAGATACCCAGCGTGTGGTGTATGGTTCGTTCCTCGTATAAGAGTAATTAGAGGACGCACCCGGAGAAAATGAAAGGCTGCCGTTGGTTTCCGCAAGAGGCGATTGGTCGAAAGTGAAGCCTACGGTATTGGAAATTTGGGCTTTGTCCGAGTCATAAACGGCTCTGAAAGTTACCGGGAATTGGTTGTACTTGAAATGAGCGTTGTCGAATATCTCGCTGCGCGTTATCTCCTGTTCTACACCGGCCTTGTCCTGTAAGGTGTATTTGCCAATATATGATGTACCGACGTGCTTGTTATCGTGGTTTGAAGTACCGGCGTATAAATCATACATCATACGTTTGTATGCGAATTTTGAATACACCGATGCGCGGTTTGATAAACCGACAAGGAAATTTTCATTAAGCGTCAGCTTCGTATAACCGCCGTATTCATAGCGCTGCATTATAAAGTTGACAACGTGCTCGTTTCCATTGAAGCGAGGATCAGTTGGAAAATCCAAATACTCCACACGCCGTACATCGGAGGTAAGCAATCCCTCAATCTCTTGCGAGGACGCAGGCAGATAGTTGATGTAAATAGCAACATTCTGCCCCGCTAATGTTGTGACTGCATTATCGACAAGGTTAATCGTGATTTGAGGGATAGCCAGTTGCTGTAACAGGTCAACGGCATTTTGAGCCGATGACTTTTGTTTCTTGTTCGGAATGTAAGTTGATGAAGTCGCCGATGTTTGTTGCATTTGCGCTTCCACAACAACCTCGTTAAGTTCCTGTGTCTTTACACTGTCAGTTGGTGCCGTTTGGGCGAACCCTGTGAAAGCGGCAGCAGACATAATAATGAATGAATAAATTCGCATAGTAACACGCGTTAAGATTAGTAATAAGACACAGGAGCATAAAAAACGTGGACTGTCAATGCCACGTCGTAATTGGAGGTCGTAGGATAACCTTTTGCACAGATGTAACAATAGCAGCCCACGCTATACGCGTGAGAACCACTATGCTATCCTTGTGCTGTTGAAAATTTCCTACGTTTCCAATTACAAGATAAGCATAACGCTTCTTATATTCCATAATGTCGCGGATATGGTTTACACCAATCCGACGGCAAATTTACTAATTTTATTTATATTATAGGGTATTATACTGAAAATAAAGTGCGTGAGAGTGTCAAAGCACCCCCGACATTGAGAGGTTGAACGTATCACGGTAGGGGAATTTCTCACAGCCGATGTAGAGGGTATCGAAAGCATCGGTGCCGTCGGTGCGGTGTTCGAGCAGGTCTTCCTCGCTCTCGGCGAGCTTTTCGCCGGACTTGTCCTTGTCGAAGCCGTTGCGGCCACGGCGCACACCGGCTGACTGAATGGCGAGGATAAGGTCTTCGTTGTTGGAGCGGTTGAAAAACGGCATCAGGCGTTGCTTACCTGCAAAGGCTTGGTTGATGAGCAGGTATTTTTCTTCCTTGCGCATTGGGTTGCCGAGGTATACGGCCTCGACCGTCCAACCGTGGCGCTCGAACTCGTGCACCACCCACCAACGGAAGTCTTGGTCGTTGACGGCATAGTTAGAGCCGAGGGCGGTTGCATCGAAGTAAAATACAACGGTCTTGTTGCGGTGGGTGGCGTAGTAGCGGCAGAAGTCGTCGATAAGCGCAGGTATCTTGCGCTCGAATTTGACGTAAAAGGATTTTATGACGTTGAGGCGGCGGTCGCGCGGCTGACCGGCGACAATCCAGTTGATGTTGGCGTTGTAGTCCATTCCTATGCAGATAGGCGCGTCGGGGTCAACGTCGGCGTCGGCTCGCGCATCGAGCGTGGCGAAGTCGTAATCATAGCCGAGGGTGTCGAGGTATTGATTGTCGTTGGCGTCGTATTTGTGGGCCTCGCGCATCGAGGAATAGAAGCCGTCCTTTGCAATTCCGATCCTCTGGCACAGGATAGAGGTTTGGAAAGTCAAAGGTGTAAGGTCGCGCTTCATCTGCTTTATGTAGTTCTCGCCGAGAAGCTGCAAATTTTCGATTGAGGAATATTCCCGATAATATACGGCGACTGACCGCATCTTGTTAAGGTTGCGGTCGAGGCGTCGGAGGTAGCCTTTGAGGTGAGCCGGAACGGGTTCACCGTTGGAGTTAAGGGAGCGTATGCGTTCCTTGGTGCGCCAAATTTCATATACGGTGCCCTCAATGGTGGCTATCAGCTCCGCGTCCATTTTATCCTTGTAGTGCAAGAACCAGGAGCCTTTGGTTGTCTGCGGCATATCGCTCAATATCATAATCGAGTGATTGAAGGAGTGCTTTCCGAAGTGCGACTTTATGCCGCCGTTGGCCGGTAGCGTTTCGTCTTTGAGCTTTTGGTAGTCGATGAATTTTGCCTCGTCCACCAAAAGCCACGACAGGGTCAGCGAATTGGAGCTGCCCGGTCGGTCTTGCGAGATAATGACCGCGACGCTGCCATTGTAAAAGGAAATGACGTGCTCGTAGTCTTTCGGGTCTATGATTGGTTGCTTGAAGGTCTTTGGCGGTTTTCGGCCGACAACATAGTGCACACCCTCGATGAAGCCCCAGCGTTTCCACGCGGCGAGCAAGCCGGGGATTGTGTTTGTCAATCCGTGTTTGAAAGTAGGCACTACGATGCCACCTGTCGAGCCGGGCATACGCTGCATATTGCGCAGCACAAATGGGGCGGCGATGCTGTCGGTCTTGCCGGTGCGTCGCCCTGCGACGATAACGGTTGTGTTCGCGCCGATAAGCTGCGTAAGTCGTTGGGGCTTGTTAAAGTAAACTTTCTTGTCGGCCATATCAAGAATAATTTGTAAATTTGAGAAGTGAAAGAACTTCTCTACATATCAGCATTTATAATTGCAATCATCGGAGCTGTTTTTATTCTCCGAGGGTTTACTCGCTTCGTGGCAGGTCGTCTAAACGCTTGGCTTGCAACCTTGCTCACTTTTATTGTCATAGCTTTGCTAATCATAATTTTGGTGATATGCGCTTTCGCTATCAGTATGAGTATGGGGCCAATAAATCCAAATTAAATTATTCTTGAATATTGGCCGATGTCTGCTTAACATCAGGAAAAAGATTATCAAATTCGAGGTCGACTTCCTCAAATTCCACATCTTCGATGTCGATTGTTTCGGCGCGATACTTTTGTATCATAGCCGAGATTTTCTCGTTGATGTTTGGGATAGGCTCGATGCCGAGGACTCGCGGATCATCGGTGGCGGTGAATGGCTGCACGAGGATTTGGTCGAGCGGCAGTGCCTGTTCATCTTCGAGGTCGACGCGGTTTAGCTTGCCGTAGGCGGTGGCCGCACGTTCCATAGTCTTGCTGTCCTTGCGCTTCTCGGCCATTTTATAAGTTGCAATAAGCATTTCGTTGGTGCGCCAACGGTGGAAGTCGCGGCTTGCGCTGCCGAGCATGGGGAGCAAGGATTTGACAACGGCAAGGTCGGAATAAGCCGTTGTGCGGTGTATTCCGTGGCGTTGGCATACCTCGGCGACAAATTCGCGGTCGGTGCCGTCGGGGTTTGCGATGAACCAGTTATACATTTCGCGCACACGAAGCACCTTATCCACAACGGCTTGTGGATATTGCTCACGCAGTTCAACCTCTTTGGTGAACAAGTGCGCCCGACATACATCTATGGTGTTCGGTGTTGGCATAAAATTAACGGCTTGGTTACTGCAAAAGTAATCAAGCCGTTATATGCCGTAAAAGACGCTACTTAAACCCCTAATTTATTTAGAGTATATGATTGCCACAAAAGCATTATATCGCGGACTTCTGCATAATTATTACGTTGGAGTAATTTACAGATTTGAGAAGCGGAGGAAATAATAGTTGAATACCATTCTTTGTTATCATCTTCATTTAACGCTGTGAGTGAAGTTAAGAATGGGATAGCTTGTGCATATTCATTTATGGCAAGATACGAATAGGCAAAAAACTCGTTACGTGCATATGGGCTACCATAAAATCGAATTTGACAATTCAATATTGCAGTTATAACATCAATAATTGAATTTAGACGAGATAGTGTATTATTATACACTTGGTAAATCACATCTAACGAAGTATCTACCTCGGAATATTCCCATTCGCCGACGATATCTCCCAAAGATAGGTCTATATAATCAAATTTTAAGTATAAAGGTTGAATGAAGTATCTAATAGAGAATGTATTAGACTGAAAACGATTAGGCTCTACACAAAACCCCATTAACATCATAAAATCATTTTGATAGAGGAATTTATAAGCAATACGTTTATGATGATGTAAAGATAGCTTATTTGCTATCTTTAACGCTACATTTGAAATTTGAGAATTGCGCATTGTGCTTAATCGTTTTGGCAAATATAGCGAATTTTTTGCTATTCGTCGTCCTCCATATCAAGTAAATTTCGGTGGGCGTTCTCGATAGCGAGCGGCGAGCCAACCTGTGCAAGCATCATTTCCTGGGAATGGAGCTTGACTTTTGATGCGGCTTTGCCTCGTCGGTAGGCTTTCGACACCTCGGTTGTGCGGTCGGCAATATCGGAGCGCAGCACATCAGCCGGAATATCGAGTATTACGGCCATATCGGATATTTTGAGGTAGATAGACGCAAATTTTTCAATCTGCTGCAATTCGTTCTCGGAATATCCGTGCGAGCCGAGAGAAGAATCAGGCTCGCCTGAATTATTCCGAGGCGATGCCGGATAAGCGCTGTGCGAATAGGTCATGGAGCGGTACGGAGTGATTGGTTATTAAATCGTTGACTTGGCCGTAGAGATTTGCGAAAATCTCCGGCGAAGTCGAGATAAATGCCGACTCGTGGCGGTTGCCGCGAGTGAGGTTCTGCGAAGTTATTACCGACACGGTTTCTCCGGCCTCGGAACGTACCAACAAAATCTTGCTGTGATTGTCGGCAAGATATGTGCGCTCGATAACTTGGGTGATGAACGCCCAAAGTTTGAGCGTCTTGTTGGTGGCCTTATGGTCGAGCACAAGGTTGATGCGCGACACTTTATTTGCACGGCAGATAAAGAAAAGTCGGCGCAAAAATTCCTCGGAGATACTGAACGAAGTCTGCCATACCTCCGCGACTCCGACTTGGCTTAAAATCCATTCGAGAATGTCGGCCACCTGCACGGCATTGGAAAGATAAGCCTGAAAAGGCGTATCTTTGAGCGGTCGGAGGATTTGGTCGATGTCGGCAGTGCGTTTCACTACGTTTAGGTTTTAAGTTTAAGTTATGAGTGACAAGGTGATTTTTTGCGTGAGGTCGTCTTACCTTTTACCTTGTCACTCTGTCCTATGACGTATGTATCGTAAGCCTCCCAGTTGGCGTGCAGCTTCTTGTCGAGCGATATAAGTTCTTTGAGGAACGGGTAACGCTCGGAGTCGGGGCAGGTGGCGCTGTCGAGCGAAAGCGAGCGGAGGCGCAGATGCAGCTCGCGCATACGTTGGAGGATAGAGAGATTTTCAACGTATTTGGCCTTGATGTCGTCGGGGAGTGCGTCGTGGTCGGCACGTTTGCCTTTTGGCTGCTCGTCGGCTTTGGCTGCGAGCGGTATGTGCTCGGCCACGATAGCCTCGACCTGCTGCTCCATTTCCTCGACCTGCGCACGGGTGAGGTCGGCGACGCGGAAGTTGTAATACTTTTGAAGTTGGTAGTCCACGAAGTCGTGGCGGCGGTCAATCTGCGAGATTATGTTGCGGTACATAATCTGATTGCCCGACAGCTTCAAAAGATAGAGAGCGCCGACGGCATAGTCGCGCTCCGCTTCCGGCGTTTCGAGCCATTGCTTGATTTGTTCGGTAAATTTGTGGTCCATTTGAGGGGTCAATTTTACTTTGGCCGCAGGGGTCAAAGTTTATTATTTATACCTGTGAAGAAAATGAGGTTATAACCGAGTGGTTGGAGCAGGTCGCGCATTGAGAGCATCGTTGCGCCGGTGGTGACAAAATCGTCGAATACGATTATGTTGCGCTCGGTCGGTGGCGCTTTGACAAGGGTAAAGACAGCCCCGACACGATGCTTCGAGTGACACTCGGCGAGATCTTCGTAGAAGTTCACGCCTAAGAGTGTTGCGAGCTGCGCTGAAATGAGCGATGCAAAATTGCGTTCCTTGTGGCGACGCTTTGGCGATGTGACGATGCACCAGTCGCCGGTGGCGAGCGAATTGCCGAGTATCTGCCGGATAAGTGTATTCATACCCACGGCGAATTTCCCGACCATATCGGTGTCGCTCTTGATGTCGGTGAGAGTCCGGCCATAAAGCGACTTTTTCCAAAGGGAGATAATGCCAAAAGCCGGGTTGCGGTAGGAAATGCGCACCTTATTAGGGGCGAAGTCGCAGCGAGCCTCGGCCTGTTGCACATCTTTCCACGCGGCACGGCTCTTTTCGGCGAAAAGGTCTTTGGTACGGGAGGGAGTAAAAGATGCGTCGAGGTCGGGAACATCAAGCGAAGGCACTTCGATGTCTTTCAACACTTCGTCCAACGCTATCGCTCCCTCCCTGACGCATCGTTTGGGGAGTGGAAATTGGGGATTGGGAATTGGTTTGTCAATCATACAATTACCAATAACCTGTTACCTTTCAGGCGGCTTTCTTACACTCGATGTCGCCGTCCTCGGTTTCGAGAGTGCCGACATAGAACGGCGCAGGCACCTCGTCGGTAGCCTCGACGTTAATAGTGGTAGAGGTGGTGCCGGTGGCGCCCTGTCCGAGGTCTTGTGCGACGGTGGCCTTTGTGCTCCATTTGTCGTTGCCGAGGACGCGGAAGTTGCCTTTCATATCCTCGATTACGAAAACATTGTCGGTGTTGTTGATGTAGGCAGCGGCGGCGGAAGCGTCCGCGCCCACGCCGGGGTGAACGGCGACAAGTTTGTTGAGCTGCGTTTGGCTCGGGAGCTCGCCCTGCGCCTCGGAGGTCAGCTGCGACTTGTCGGGGAGTATGTCGATATATCGCCATTTGGCATCGGCGGCGAGAGTGAAAGAGCCGTCGAGGATAGCCGACGTGGGGCGACCGAGTTCATCACGGGGAAGCTGCGGAAAGGCCACAATCAGGCTCTTGGCGAGATAGTAGATGCGGCGTTTCACACCGGGTAGCTCGGGGGTGCCCTGACACCACCCGAGCGACTTTTGGATTGAGGTACATTTTGTAGCCATAGCGGTTTGATGAGTTGTTGAGTGATGTGTCTATGAGGGTCACACGGCGATTTCCACGGTCTTGAAACGTCGCTTGTCGAGGGTTTCAAACTGCACACCGAAGAACATAGTGGCGATGTATGAGAGGATAAAGGGTGCGTATTCCTTTACCATTACATTCTCCACGTCGCCCATTTGGTCGTAACCGACGAGCATATTTGCCTTGGTGGTGACGTGCATAAACTTCGACCCGGCCTTGTTGTAGAGGGGGCAGAATTTGAGCTTGCCGTTTGACCCCTCGACGGCACCCTGTCCGTACTGGTTGTTGTAGGGTATGCCGCCGTGCGTGAGCAGATAGCCCTCGTTGTATTTGTCGACGAAGTCCTGCGAGCAGTAGAGGTAGAGGTCTTGGCTACGGAGTCGGGGGTCGAGGGAGAACAGGATTGACTTGGCGACGTCCACGGCGTTTGCCGCAGTGATTTCATCGTCGATTTTCATATAGTTGCCCTCGGCCTCGGCGATAGCCCCGGCGGCGATTTCCTTTTCGGTGATAGTGTCGAAGCCGTCGAACAGGTCGGCGGTGGTGTCACCGGCGGCGTTGCGCACACCGTTCCATATCGCATCGTTAAGATGCTCGGAGAGGTTCTTGGCGATGAGGGCGAGGACGTGGCGAGCGGTGGGGGTTGTCATCTGGCCGTCGCCCTTTGTCGCGCCGGAGCCGAGCAGTGTTGAGATAGCGGTGTTGGGCTCGAAGTTGGCGACTACGGAGCCAAAGTGCGTTTCGAGGTCGCGGAAGTCGATGCCGAGGTTGTAGTCGACGGCACGTTTGGGATTGTAGGGCGCGAACTGCGCATCGCCCGTGAGCGAACCTACGCGCTCCTTGTATCGGATACCGGGTCGCCCTGTCATATATTGGAGGGTGTCGCCGATGCCGATAATGGGGAGCATAAGGAGGTCGGAACGGTACTTGACCGCGGCCTCCTGGTACTCTTTGAGTGTAAACTGGAATTTGCCTGCCATAGTGGGGAGTTTAGAGTTGAGTGGTTAGGGTTTAGGGAGGTGTCAGACTTCGTTAAAGAGCTGACGGGCGGAGTTGCAGGTGTCGACGAAAGCCTCGACCTCGTTCTTGGGTGCAGGGTCGCCGGCAGGTTTGGAGTCCTCGACAACCTGCTTCGACGGCTCCGCCGGAGTTTTGGCGAGCTTTGCTTCGAGTTGGGCGATGCGGCTATCGCGTTCCTCGATAGTCTTCTTCTGCGAGTCGGCAAGGGCGGTGGCCTCGGTGAGCCGTGCATTGAGGGCGTTGTACTCCGCCTCGGAGTAGGTCTTGGGCGTGGGGTTCTCGGTTGGCATTGGGATATTGTTGGATTGGTTCTTGAAAAGCGATGACAGGGCTGTGATGAACTTGCCGAAAGCGCTCTCGCGCTCGGCTTCGGAGATTGGAATATCGGGAATAGGCATACCTGCGTCGGCCATTGCCGAGGCAAGGGCATCGGTGAGCCGTGGGGCTGCATCTTCGGCAAGGTCGGTGATTTCATCGACGAAGCCCCAGTCGAGGGCTTCCTGCGGCGAGAGCCAGCCTCCGGCTTTCATCAGAGCGAGCAGATCCTCGGGCTTGCGCTTGCATCGGGCGGCGTAGAGCCGGGCCACGTTTTGGTCGAGCTTGTCGAGGTCGGCCTTGATTTTCTCGCAGTCGGCTATGAGAGTGGCGAACTGGTCGCTGTTGAGCGACCCCCATTCAAAGAAAGCCATTGAGCATTTATGCACGAGGTACATCGCGCCGGTGTCTATGGAGATATGCGCCGCCCCGAGCGATGCTATTGTAGCTGCGGAGGCGTTCAGCCCGACAAAATGCACGTTGACGTTGCCGTGGTTGCGGAAAGCAGCGGAAATTGAAAGGCCGGTGGCAAGTGAGCCACCGAGGGAGTCGATGAGCACGTTAACCTGCTTGCCGTCGTGACGTGCAAGCTCGCGGTCAACGGTCGAGCGGTCGAAGTCGGAGCCTCCGACATAGCCTTTGAGCGAGATATTGTAAGTGGTCTTTGCCATTGAGCGGTGATGTTTTACACCGCAAAGCTACCGCTGTATATAAGTGGTGGAAAAGACACTGAAATTCCGAAAAAATGCGTAACTTTGTATTCTATTTATGTGTAAAGAAGAAAAGAAAACATATTATACGCTGTTCATAGATGAATGTGGCGACCCGAATTTGGAAAAGTTCGACAAGACTTTTCCTTTATTCACATTGTGCGGTGTCCTCGTGCCGCAGAATAAATTAAAATGGTTGGAGTCCGAGATAAAATCCTTGAAGAACGAGCTTTGGAACACCGAAGATATAATCTTTCATTCCAGAGAAATACGAAATCATAGCAAGGGCTTTGTCAACTTAATGGAGCCAGCGGTCAAGGAGCGTTTTTATACCCGTATAAATGAAATACTCGGAGCGGAGGACGTATATGTAATTGTATGCTGCTGCATACTTAAAGAGCCGTTTATTGAACGCTTCAATACAGGCGAAGATGTATATGGCCTGTCTTTGAAATATTTAATAGAAAGAGCCATATTCCATATGGACGACTGCTCGGAGGGGAACGGCAAACTATCAATTATTGTAGAGCGCCGCAACCCGAACCAAAATAATGCGCTGTTACGTTACTACAACGGTTTGCGAGTAAAAGGCACAAAATGGATAACAGCGGAGCGTCTTGTTGACAGGATTAAAAATTTCAACTTCCGATATAAGACCGAAAATATCATCGGTTTGCAGATAGCCGATTTAATTGCATATCCGATTAGTCGGCACGTCCTTAATCCCGAGCGGCCCAATCCGGCTTATGATATAATCGAGAAGCACATCTATACCTATAAAGGTGCGCGACTGGGCTTTAAGGTAATTCCGCATTAACACTTATTTCAAGAACTTTTCCTATAAAAAAGGCGTTGAAATTTTGAGGATTGGAAATTTATTATTAAATTTGCAGTCACAAAGGGTAGTTTCCTCTTTAACGAAATACTTCGAGTGCGTAAGCAACGATTTTAGAAACCGACAGTAGTCGATTGGAAAGAGCGGTCAATTCCGCTCTTTTTTCGTATCTATACTTCAACAAAAAGAGCCGCCCCTTGCGGAGCAGCCCAAAGAGGGAGAGAGGGAGGTCAGGGGTCAGACCGGGCGGAAAACGTGGCCGTTTGCGCCCATAGTGTAGTCGTACATGAACAGCTCGCGTCCGAAGGCTTCGTAGTCGAAGTATCGGGCGAGGTCGCCCATAGTTTTTTCGAGGTTGTAGCATTCCTCGACGATGTGCCGGGCGAAGTCCTCCTCGCTGTCCCATTCTCCGCAGTAGGCTTCCTCGAAGTCGTCGAGATCATCGTGGAACTCCAAATAGTCGTCGACAGCCTCGGCGGAGTGTTTCTCACACATTTCAGTGTATTCTTTGATGTGGTCGAAGTCTTCCTCGGATATGAACCCCTCGTTGTACCATTGACGGGGGAAGCACTCGAAGTCCTGTGCCATAAGCTCGGGGTCTTCCTCGTCGGCGTGTATCGCCTTGCAGAAGTTTATAAACTCGTCGTAGTCGTCGAAAGTGGAGAGGTCTATCCACAGGCCGCAGAGCGAGCCGTCGTTGTACTTGCCGTAAGTGCCGACATACACGGAGGGTTCACCGTCGCAGTCGCTTTTGTGTTCGGCGATAGCATCTTCGAGTTCGGGCACAGTGAAGTCCAGTTCGTGGAGTCGGTTAACGACTCTTGGAGTGATGTTGAGTTCTCCGAATTGTAATCGCATCTTGATTGAATTTTGAGGGTTTGACATAATGATTGTTTTTGAAGTTTTACACTGCCCCCAAAGTGCCTCCGGGCGGATAATGAGGCAAGGGTCGGAGGAATTTTACTACCCGTAGGCGTGGAGAAAATTCAGCCGATGTATTTACCCTTGACGTTCCGCAGGGAGGTAATAACTTTGCGGCGTAAAACTCAACCAATCATCGTGTCCTCAAAATGCCAAGATACGGTTACAGGAGAGCTTGACTCACGCAGAGCGGTATGCCGCCACGAACCTGCCGGACTTCGTGCCTGACCGAAGATGCCGCCAACGGAAAGCGCACGGTGATCCCGGATTGTCGACACTGACGGAAAAGCAAGTACACCGGCGGCGGTGCCGTCGTGGATAGACCCGTAACGTCGGCAACTACGACACCGAATTGCAAGGCGCTGCCACCGGCGAGGCAGCCATACCGCAAGCTGCACGGCACTGCGATTGCTCTACCGCATACCTATGTACTCCGGGGTTCATTCCGAGGCAGACCGGCCAACCGCAGAATAGAGAAACACACCTCCGGGGCAGTCACCGCTGAAAATGAGTTGCACGATGTTCCGGCGACCGCGCAGCGGCCTACTGCGGAGTATGGGCCAGGCACCCGGCGCATCACCGTGGATTGCTACTCCGAACAACAGGCGATTTCGCCGCTTCGGCAATGAAGCCGCGCTGTTCACTACGACTTTCTATGCAGGGCGCACCCGTTTTCCGTCGGGGCTGACCCCTCCCTCACTCCCTCGGGTTGCTCCGCAAGGGGCGGCTCTTTCTACCGCTGAAAAAACAAAATCCGCCTACGCCTCACGCGCAAGCGGATTTCTCTAACTTCAAAATCTGAATATGACCTGCGGCCTCGCGGTCGCAATTAGCCTGTGGTTGGGATTGGGAATATCTTTGTCAGTCAGCCGAGATATGACACTCGACAAGTGATTTGAGGGCGACGTGGGAGATTTCATAGAAAAATCCCGCGCCGTCGCCGTCGGGCAGACCGCATCGGTGCTCCACCTTTACCTTTGGGAAAGGCGGCTCTTTCGAGCCGATGAGCCAGCACCTGCCGTTGACATCGGTAACGGCAAAACCGAGTTTGAGGTGGATAGGGAGCAGTTCGTGTGTAAGGAATTTCAAGGTGGCGGTGTCTTGGAAAGAGCCGCCCTCTCTCTCGGTCACGCAACTGCACTGCGCATCATCGAAAACTCCGACAGCCGAAAGTGCGGTCAGCACCGGCACCGGCATACGGCAGATGCCGTGCAGGTCAACCCTGCGCGGCAGGTGGCGGCAGTCAAGCCAATGTATGGCCTTGACGCCGGGAAGTATTTGTCGGGAGGTTTTCATACTGAATTATGCTGTGGGGAGGACAAAACGGACATTTCCGATTTTATACCCCTGAACTCGGGATTATTTTTGTGAACTTTTCTTGCGCCGGTCGATGCGTCGGTATATGTCGCGCTTGCGTTGGTAGCGTTTGGCAATGGCGTTCCAGTTCTTCTCGGTCAGCTCAATGCCGTGCTTCTCCATAAAGGCATAAATGAGGTGATCCTGCCGTTGGAACACCGATGCGAAACGGTGGAGCGACTGCCACATCGAAATGTCGAAGCGGTTGCGTATGCAAGCGACGAGGGCATCACGCGCTTTCGGGGGGAGGTAGTAATAGCTCCGTGTGTCCTTGTTGCGGAAATTCGGCAGCTCGATAGCGAGCTTGCCGTCGCCCCCGAAGTCCGGCACATAGTCCGGCGGCGGAGTCTGCAAGAATTGTTCGAGCAGCCCCGACTCAATCGACCCACGGGTAAGCCGTACCGGGTCGGTGCCGCCCTGTTCGTGTCGGAACCATTGCGCGAGATAGTCTTCGAGTTCGATGTAAAGGAGCATAGAGAAATGGTGTATTTATATATGCAAAGTTACTCAAATTCAAGCAAGTAGGCAATGATTTGCGGCTTGCTTAAAGAGTGATAATCAGGGATTTGGAGGGATAATGCGGTACTTAGGCGGCGAACCGTTGCGAGCCATTCGGGCAGTCAAGGGCAACAAAAGGAAATGGAGATGGCATATACCCCCGGGGGTGACAGCGTTGACACTGTTGACACGGCGGCGAGCCGCAGGGAAACAGGCTGTAAAGGCCGCTTATATACAAATACTTATCTCTTTTTGAAATAAAAAAGAGTAATGAATATAAGTGGCAAGGAAGTGTCAACCGTTGGCTATGAAAATCTGCGGATTTTCGGAAATGGCTACCGTTGTCAACGATTGTCAACCGTGCCGTTATGGATTAAGGCGTTGATTAACAAGGAGTGCTATGCCGTCAACGCTGTCAATCCGTGAACGCCGCCTTTTGCAGTCAACTGCAAAAAGGAGAAAAAATTAAAGGCCAACATCTTTGTTGACCTTTATATGCCGGGATAAGGTTGCCGCCGCTTCAAAATGGAGCATCTTCATCGCCGGTGGAGCTGAAAAGCGATTGAGGCTTCGGCGGTGCCGGAGCGAGGGCGGCCACAGCGGCTGCGTCCTCGTCGATTTCCTCCGTTTCGGTCATCACCTCCGTTTCGAGAGTAAGGCCGAACTCCTGTTTAAGTATCGAATAATCGAAGCACAGCGCTTTCGGGCGGTTGACTTTCTGCTTGCGCACCTGCTGGCCGTTGACCGACTCGAAAGTGTAATCGGGTGTTCCTTGCGGAGTGAGCAGCACGAAGCGGTCTTGTTTGAGGCCCAGGAACGCCGGGTGCGATTTGAGATAGGATAAAGTGGTGGACCAGTTGGAGCGGTTCGCCGTAAGGTTCGCTCCACGTCCGCCGCTGAAAAGAGCCGACACCGCCGGGGCGTTGAGATAAAGGATTGGCTTCGCCTCGGCGAAGATCATATCCTCGTCCATAGAGATAGCGCGGAAGCGCTGTTGATACTTGATGCGGTAATGCGCTTTCTCGACGCAGCGGCCCGAAGTCTGCAAGCCTTGCAGGTCGTTCCAGAAATTGGCGACCTCCGACGACTCCTTGGCATATTCGTTTTGGTTGCGCATACCGTCGATAGCGCAGTCGAACAGGTCGGCGTAGCTGAAAGGCAGCTCTACGGCTGTTTCGAGGGCCCGGAAAGTGGCGAGCGGTATCACCCAGTTGCCGAAGATGCGGTCGTGCAGCTGCTCGTCCTTGACACGGGCCGCAAGCTCGCTCTTGGTGAGCGAGTATGCCTGTGGAAAATTCTTCTCGAACAGCGGACGCTGCGAGAGGATTTCGACGGCAAGATGTGTCAGCCCCATATTGCAGAGCGCGACAAGTTCCTCGTATTTCTTGCGTTCCTCCTGGGTGAACGACGTTTTGGTGAAAGCGAGGAATATCAGTCGCGTAAAGAGCGCCATGTCCTGTGTGGGCTTGTCCTGACCGCACAGCGCAAGGCCGGTCGACACGATGGTTTGCGCCGCCATTCCGTCGGTGTTGGTGTTCTTCTTGGTCTGACCGCCGCCACCCCATACACCTTTGAGGTAAGCTATCTTGCGCACGTCGAGGTCGTTCTTGTATTCATCGAATACAACGAGGGTGTTCACCGCTTGCGAAACGCGGTCGTTCATCGCCGGAATTGAGGTAACGCCGAGGTTCGGAGGGTCGATGCCGTGGACGAAGAAAGATTGGAGGCAGGTGGCGAGCGTTGTCTTGCCCGTGCCTTTCTCGCCGAAAAGGTTTAGAATTGGGAAATGGCGTGTGCGCCGGAATATGATGTCACGGAACAGGCAAGAGAAAAGGTAGCATAAGGCCACCCGTGCGTTGTCGCCGAACACGTCGGTAAGTTTTGTGGCGAAGTCGGCGAGCCTCACGCCCGATGCGTTCTCGTGCACCATAAGCCGCTCGAACTGGTATATCTCGGGATTGTTGCGGTACATCTTTGATGTGGCCGGAATATAGTATGTATGGCCGTTGCAGTCGCGTATGATGCCGAGGTCGTCGACACTGCGGAAGTGGCCGTCGAGCAGTATGCCGTTGCCAAAGGCGAAAAACTCACCGGCATTATCCCAGCCCAGCTTGCGGATACGCTCGGCGGAGTCGGTCTTGGCGTAGGTGTATTCCTTTACGTTGTTGAGCTTGTCGATCTTGGCTCGCCACACGAAGTTGCCGAGCGAGCCTACACGTTGCTGAAAGGTCGAGAGCGAGCACAGCTCTGCCTCGGTCAGCTCGATAATGCGCGACTGCCCGAATTTGTTCTTCATCTGGAAAATACGGGTGCCGTTCCTTTCGTCCTGAATATGGTAAAGCGGTTCGAGTATGAAATTGGAGAGTCGGGTCGGCTCGTCGTCGCCGTCGAAAGTGAAATAGCAGTTGTCGCGTATGGTGAGGTTGTACTGGCGCAGAAGCTCGATGTCGCGCTCCCGTTCATTCTTCGGCGATGCAGCGGCTTTCTGCCGTGCCTCCCCTTTGGAACGGATCAGTGCGTCACGCCACAACTTCACCTTGCCGTGCATCTTGGCAAGCTGCTCGATGCAGGTATCGAGCACGAGTGCGTCCTTGACGTGGCGCAGAAGCTCCGCTATCTCGGCCACGCACTTGCGCTGCTCCACGAGGGAGTCGGCCGTGGCGAAGCGTTTCTCCGCGAGCCATACGACAAAGGGCTTTTCCTCAATCGAGGAATAGATCTCTTTGGAGAGGATATAGCTGTCGGCGTCCTGTTTGCCGACGGTGGCTATCTTCCTCCGCCGCTCAAAGTCGCTTATGCCGTCGGTTTCGAGGGCTTCGATTTCAAAATCGAACAGCGGCACATACACGTCGCGGAAGTCGGCAGGGAGCTGCCTTACCGTGACATCGAAGCCGAGCTGCACGGCACGTTTGCCGTTATCCATTACGGCGACGAAGCCGGGGCCGTAAGGCTCACCCTCTTTCGGAGGGTCGGAGTCCGGGATAAAGCATAGCGACAGGGTATGCTTTTTCAGCTGCTCGAATTGCCTGTCGCTCCACGCCGTTCCGAGAGTGGCTACGGTGTTCAATATCCCGACCGACTGCAAGCGCAGCACGTCGGGCGCACCCTCCACGATGTTGAACAGCCCGGCCTCGCGGCAACGGCTCGCCCTGTCGAGTCCGAACACGGTATCACTCTTTGTGAAGATGTCAGAGTTTATGGAGTTCATATACTTGGCGGTCTTCTTGTTCTTGCCGAAGTACCGCCCGGTGAACGCCACGACACGCCCGATGCGGTCGCGTATGGGTATCATCACTCGCTCGCGGAACATCGCATAGGCTCTGCCGTCCTCCGAGCGCCGCAGCAGCCCCGACTGGAAAAGCAGATCCTCGGGCAAGGCTCTGCTTTTGCAGTAGTCGATAAATGCGCGGCTGTCCTTCGGGGCATAGCCGATGCCGGAGGTGTCGCAAAATTCCTCGTTCCACCTGCTGTAAGTATACTCCCTGGCCGCTCTCGCCTCGTCGTCCATTTGCAGACGGAGCTGTGAGGTGAAGAATTGATGCGCCGCCGACAACACGGCAAAAAGAGCCTCGCGCTTTTTGGCGGCTTGCAGCTGTTCCTCGTTCTGCTCCGTCCGGGTGTATTCTATGGTGATGTTGTGGCTACGGGCCAAAAACTCGACCGCCCCGTAGAAGTCCAGCCCCTCTTTCTCCATTGTGAACTGTATGCCGTCGCCGCCCTTGCGGCAGCTGTGGCAGTAGCAAAGGTTCTTTGCCGGAGATACGGAGAAAGAGGCTGTTCTTTCAGAATGGAACGGGCACAGCCCGAAAAACTCCGAGCCGTGGCGCCGGAGTTCCGTGTAAGGCTTGACAACATCTGCGATGTCAAGCTCCCTCACACGTTGTACGGTAGTTTCGCTAATCATAATCTGCTCGCTTTATCCCAGCAGTCGATTATCGCCCTGCCGGTGTATTTGAGGCGCGCCCGGTTGCCGGGATTGACAGGTTCAATCAGGCCGAGGGAGCGCAGTTTTCGTAAAGTCTTGTGACACACGCCAAGTTCGGCACAAGTTCTCTTAACCGAAAATACACCCTCGGGGGCACAGGTAGGTCTTGTTTCAATCATTGGGCGGCACACATTTCCGGCTCGTCCGGCACAAAAATAGTGTGCCCGGCCTCGCTCTCTATTATCTCTTTGGCCTCCGCAGGTATGCGGCAGGCCATACATTTCCAGTTGAAGAAAGTTTGCCGTTTCACCTTGAAGCGGCGTATAACGGCGGTTACAAACTCGACCCTCTCCCAATAGGTGAGGGTGTCGAGAAAGGCATTGAGCTGCCCTGCCTCCCTATGCTTTATATCGTTGTTGGTGTTCATATCTGCTTGTGATTATTGGCCCGTAGGCGATTGTATAAGTGACTGCACATAGTTGTAGGAAAGCAAGTAGCCACGGCCTACTTTCTTTGCCGGGATACGTCCTTGGTTGATGTCGATGCGCAGACAATACTCCGAGCGGTTGAGAAGTTTAGATGCCTCGCGTACCGAGATAAGCCTGTCGGGCACTCGCACGTCCTGGTTTATTATGTCCGCGATGCCGTCGAGCTTGCGGTTGAGAGCGGCCAACTCCCTGCGTATGGCCTTGGTTTCGTTGTTATCCATATAGAAGTGAACTTTATAATTCAAAAGTTTGTTGTTATTTTGGTTGCTTCTAAAATATTGATTATCTTTGCATACGCATATTGAAATGCGTACCAATACAACGGCAAAATTAAAGAAAACTTGTGAAATCAAAAGTTAAATTTTGATTTTGAAAATGTTAAAGTATAATATATGACTGATAACGAACAACTTACTACCGACGAAAAATTACTGCGGTTGGCGGATATGATAGACTGGTTGCTGTTCCACAACGTCGTGGCATCGCGCAGGGAGCTCGCCAAGCGCATGAAATATCAGGAGTCGACGCTGTCTTTGGTAGTGAACGGCAAGCAACCGATAAGCCCGAAGTTCCTTACCGCGCTCGCCGGGGTTGATGACAGGCTTAATGTCGATTGGATAAACTCGGGAGAAGGTGATATGATATTGGAGGTCGAGGAAGATACCGTCGTTCCCTCGCAGGAGGAAATAGCATTGCTTATGCGCCAGCAGGAGGCCGTCAAAATGGCGCAGCAGCAGCTCTCCGACGCTTTCAAGCTCGGGAACGAGCAGATTATACTCGCGCAGCAAGCAATCGTGCAGAAAGAGTCCGACACGCTCGACACTATGGCCGTGGCGTTCAAGTTGAGCAAGGAGAAGATGTTGGCGATAATCGGCAACAACAACAGCGGCAACTACCTGAACAGCCCCAACAGCGGCAATCAAAATTCACTCAACGGCAGACAGCGGACGAAACGCTACATAAGGAAAAAGCCGGGTGGCGCATAACCCCCAAACGTAAAAAGAGGCAGACCGAACATTTCCGGCCTGCCTCGATTTTTTCAGGGGGCAATCAGCACTGGGCTTTCAAACGCGAAAATCCGCTTGTTACGTCCTGTTGAAGTACTTTGGCATAAATCTGCGTGGTCTTGATGTCGGTGTGGGCGAGCATCTTGCTCACCACCTCGATATTGATGCCGCTGCTCAACGCCCATGTGGCGAAAGTGTGGCGTCCGACGTGCATAGTCAGGGGGATTTTGATGCCGACCTTTGCCGCTACGATTTTGAGGTAGTAGTTGGCCTTTTGGTCGGTGATGATGTTGAGGTTGTAGTCGTAGCGCGAGAGAATTTCTATCGCTTTCGGCAGAAGTATCAGCTTGTATTCGCTGCCTGTCTTCTGCCTGTGGTCGCGCAGAAAGAACTCGGCGCCCTCCTTTTGGATATCCTCTCTGGTGATTTTCACGATGTCGGAGTAGGCAAGCCCCGTGAAGCAAGCGAAGATGAAAAGGTCACGGGCCTTTGCTTCGCCGCCTTTGAGGGTGAGTGCCGCGATTTTATCCCTGTCCTCGGCTGTGATGAATTTGCGTGTGGTGGTGCGGCCACGGGAGATATGGAAGCCCTCGTAGGGTGACTTATCCAACAGCCCGAGCTGAATTGCCTCGGCGATGTAGGGTTTGAGGCGCTTGTGGTAGCCGTGAACGGAGGATTGGCAGGTTAGCTGCTTGTGGAGCATATCGTCCCATAATTTGATGTTTACGGGGGTGAAGTCCTTGAAAGAGTAAAACAGCTTGGAGGCGCGGAGGGCACGGAGCATCACATTGTGCTGCCTACGGGTGCTCTCACGGACGGGGCGCAGTTCGATGCGCTCGGCTATCCAGTCGAGGGCGTTCAGCTTCTGCGCCATTCTGCGCTCGCCGAAGCGGTACTCTTTGAGCTTGTCGAGGCATACGTTCTCGTCCTCGATCATCTGCTTCACCGTGTCGTAAACATCGTTGAATTTCTCGTTGAGTTCACGATTGAGGATTTGCGCGTCGAGGCGTTTCACCACCTTGCCGTCGCTCCATTCTCCTGTGTGGACGCCTATACCTGTGGAGAGGCGCACTCGTTGTCCGGCGAAGCAGACCTCAATCTCAATCGCCCCGTTGGTGGTCTTCGACGCTCTCTTGCGGCGGTCGAAAACGAATTTTACTTTTGGTGTTGCGTACAT